CGCCACTGCTGCCCCCAGCGATAGCTGGATTCGCCTGAACGACAAGCCTCTGGCTGTCAAAGGCAACGCACCACGCGACCTGTTCAATTACTTACGCATCGGTCACCCACTCGGTCAGTGGGAGTTCCGCATCCGCCCGATCAATTCCGGCGAACTGGTGCAGATCGTTGGACGTGACTCAATGTTTGTCCGCTTGGACACCAACGAAAATTTCATCCAGATCAAAACAAACGCCCAACAGCAAGTTTTTACGCTCTACACCAAAGGCGTAGAAGAGCGCATTGCAGATATTGCGGTCAATGCCGAGATGATTAACGGGAGACGCAGTGATCCCGTCAACTCTGTGGACGTTGATTTCAATGTCAACCTAGTCAAAGCAGAAGTTGAAGGCCGGGATGCGAACGACAAAGAAGTCAGCAACGGTATTACCAAGGCAATCAACAACGATCCCGACCAAGATGCCAGTGAAAGTCCTTATGCCAACGCACCGTGGCGCTCGCAAACACCCGAGGGTGGGACATACGTTTTTACTGACGCCGAGGCTGCGCTGTTTAAGGTCACCAATGGCGCCAAGGAAATGAAACTGAAAATGAAGCTTCAGTCTCAGAAGTTCCTCGGACCCTATAACAACAACCGCGAGTGGTGGTGGCGCATCATCGAGATTGAACCCATCGACATTTCCCCTGCCAAAACAAACAAGACCTGGAATGATGGCGAAACCTTCCAAGTCAAGAAAGAACTATTTGACGGTCGCCAGATCACTTACACGTTCCGTCTGAACATCACAAAGAAAAACCAGCAAACCAACGTAGATGACGCCGATCGTATTTTTGAGGGCAACTCAGCCATTTCGGAAGTCTCGCACTATGGCGGTTTGATCACCCGCAGTTGCGACAACAACGCTGAGCACGAAATCGTCTACGTCAACGAAAGCATCGATCCCGGCACCAACGCCTCATACGAGGGCTGTGCAATGGCGGGCTTAAAAATCCGCAGTTCCCGCAACCTCACCTCGCTGGAGCAACTGCACATCTACCAAAAGAACGGAATCCAAGTTCCGATCCGTCGCTTCACGCAGTTCAACAACTTCATCGACAGCGCCCCCGCCGCATCCAACATCTTCACCGACCTAGTGCGCTACCTGCTGATGAACAGGCAAGCAGGTCTTGGCGAGTTGTTCAGCTCTGACCTGATCGACGAAGCGGCGATGGCAACCACAGCCCGCTACTTGGAGATCAACGGTTTTTACTACGACGACGTAATCACCGAGCCCGTCAACATCCGCGATTTTGTCGCCGGCATCGCCCCCTCGTTGCTGTGCAACATGGTGACCAAGAACGGCAAGTTTGCACTGGAGCCTGCGCTGCCGTATCACAGCAACGGTTTGATCAGCAACCCGGTCCTAGCTGACGTACCCATCAAAGCCATCTTCACCGAGGGCAACATCCTCGAAGACACCTTCGAACTGCGCTACCTAAACGCGGAAGAACGCAAGCCCATGAAGGTGGCACTTCGCTACCGCAGCGAATACCCCGATCGTTTCCCGGAAGAGCGCACCATCGTTGTCGGCTACAACAACGCACCGGAGTGGAACAACGCTCCAATCGAAGAGTTCAATTACACCCACATCACCAGCTACGACCACGCCCTGACCGTGGCTCGTTACTTCCTTGCCATCCGCCGCTACGTCACCCACACGATCAGCTTCAAGACCACCCCCTACGGCATCTCGCTGGCACCGGGCAACTACATCCGCGTGATCACCGAGCAAAACATTTACAACGCCACCTACAACAACGGCATCATCTTGGGTGATGGCACCGTCGTCTCAGTCGAACCGCTGGCACTGAATCAGAACCACGACGTATATCTCTGGGAACGTCAGAACAGCAACGTCGAAGAAACCAGCATCTTTATTGATCTAGACGGCAAAGCATTTAGCAAGCAAGATGCCATCTTTGCTGTGCGTAACGCCACCACAAGCAACCAAACCTATGTCGTCGAATCACTGCAAATCGACGAAGACGGACTGGTGCAAATTGTCGCCAGTCACTTCCCGGTCACCAGCGGCAACAAGAGCTTGATTGCCGAGCAAGTCACAGTGACTGCCCCCTTTACAATAGAAACGATGGCCTGATCCAATGGCTTTCCCCGACCTAAAACCAACCGCCCGCTCGGTCCGCCTTGGTGATTGGCCGGTCAAATCATTTCGCTCACAAAACGGCAAGGAATATCGCGTCGTTTACGGCGACAAGCGCGTCGGACAAGAACTGGAACTGACGTTTGAAAATATCTCAGATTCCAACGCCAATGATTTCATCGGGCACTACAACTCATCGAAAGGCACCTACGACACGTTCACGATTGAGCCCAACACCCGCGCTGGCTGGGGCTTAGGTGGAACGACCCCCTTTGATGCACCAAACGCCAGCCTGTATCGCTATGCCGAGGCTCCACAAATCACTAGCGTGAGACCTGGGCGTAGCACTGTTACCGTTCGCCTAGTGAGCGTCCTCCGATGAGCAAGATCTATACAGGCCGCGACGGCAAAATGCTCGGACCTCGCGGTGCCGCTGCTGCGGTCGAATACGGCAAGGTCACCAACTGGACGCTCCAAGCAGACCTTGAAACGCTGGAAACCACCAGCCTCGGAGACACGCAGCGCAGCTATACCCCTGGCGTGCAGTCTTTTAGCGGTAGCGCCACGCTTCTGTACTACAACGACGGCACCAACAACGACGCCAGCGCACTACTGCAGCAGATCATCAAAACCGGCGCAGTCACCACGCCTGTTCGTTTGACGTTGCGACTGACGGATGGTGCTGTCAATAGTGACGCCACCTTTGACGCCTACATCACCAGCGCCAGCATCGGCGCTTCCGTCGGCGAAGTTTCCTCGGCGCAGATCAGCTTCCAAGCCACTGGCGCCCTTGCCACTGCGACCTTGTAATGAGCGTCTACCTCGGCACTTACGGTTACGTCGCGCTTCGCCGCAAATCCGGCGGCCAAAAGCTGCAGGTCTTGCTTCGCATCGGTGACGTAAACGCTGGCGCCAATCGGTTTGCACTGCAGGTCGACAACAACGCGATAGTCACAGGTGACCTGCTCTACATCCAAAACAACACCAACCAAGTCCTCGATTTCGTAGCAGCTAGCGGCTGGCAGGACAACCAACAACACCGTGACGGCAACTGGTACGTCAACGTTGACGACCTCGGCGGCATCCGCCTTTTCACGACCTACGCCAAGGCAGTTAGTGGTAATTCAGCCGATGCGGTTGACCTCGTTACCCCAGCAGCCGACCTCAGCATCAACCTCAGCATTGAGAACAGCAACTTTCTGACCCTCGGGAAAGTCACCAGCTACGAACTGAGCACACAACGCGAGGCGATCGACACCACAGCTTTGAGCGATAGCTTCCGCTCGCAGTTCGGTGCGCTCATGTCCGGCTCGGGCAACATCCAAGCCCAGTGGAGCTATCAAAACGCCGGCGAGCAAGCCAACTACCTGCTGCAACTGGCGCTTCGCACCGAGATCGGCAGCGAGTTTGACGCGCAGTTCTTCCTCAAGACCGCCAACTATTCGCCTGAAATGGGTATTGGCGACACCGATGACGAGATCTTTTACGAAGTTTCTGGCGTCATCACCCAAGCTGGCATCGCCTTTTCACCTGACTCGGTAGTACAAGTCAACGCCGATTTCGTAACGACCGGTCCCATCCGATTGAAAGTACGTACGTTGAGTTACGACGAACTGCTGCAGGAAGACAGCTCTCGTTTGTTGCTTGACACGCTTCCTGCCGTGGCTGGTGGTTCGATTCTGCTGGAGTCATCTCAGTAGACTGACAATCAAGGGCTTTAGGTGCCGTGGCAGATCTCAAGATTTCTCAGCTAACGTCCCTGCCCGGCGGCAGTGTTGACGCTGCGGATGAATTACCGATCGTCCACCTCGCTGAGACCCGCAAGGTCACGGTCAAAAACCTGCTGGAAGGCGGTGTTGGCGACATGGACGCCGCCACAATCCCTAGCGCAAAGATTGATTTTGCCGCTGGTTCGATTGTTGCTGCCTCGTTGGCAACCGACGCTGTAACAACCGCCAAGATCCAAAACGACGCCGTAACTGGCGCCAAACTTGCCAACGACTCCGCTGCCGTTGTTAGTAGCACCCTGCCGGCTGCGGGTGATTTTGAAGGCCAACTCCATATTGATAGCGACGACAACAAGGCGTCCTACTGGAACGGCAGCACCTGGCTGGATCTCAAAGCCAAGGGTTCCGTCAACACCGTCACTGGCGACACCGCAGGCATCGTCAACCTGACGGCTACCGCCAACGGCGACACCATCGCCCTGACCACCTCGCTGGATAACACCAGCGCCGCCAACCAATTCCTCGCCGGTCCGACAAACGCTGCTGGTGCAGCCGCCTACCGGACCATTGATCCCAGTGACCTACCGGTAGCCAACACCTCGTTGCGTGGTGCGGTGATCGTCAACGGCAATGGCCTGACGATGGATGCCGGCGTCATCGAGATCGACAACGCTGTTGCTGCGCAAAACAGCCCGGTCTTCCACAAGATCGCCTACAACGCCCAGGGTCTGATCACCAGTAGCTCCTCGGTTGCTGGCGCTGATCTGCCGATTGCCACGGCTAGTAGCACGGGTGCAGTCCAGCCCGGAACTGGTTTAGCAGTCACAGGCGCTGGCGTCCTAAACCACGACAACGCGATTGCTGCCGGCACCACCAGC